GGTAGAGGAATTAAAGGTGTTAACGCCTGTTCGCATGGAGTGGTTAGAAAAGACCTATGGAACTGGCGCTGTTCAAAGAATCAAAGGCTATATGCTGAAGTTACAGAATGGGGAATTGGAATGACAACACAACACACATCGGGGCCGTGGATCGTCTATGACGACAGCAACGATGGCAAAACCAATCGAATTGAAATTGCGGCACGAGGGAAAACAGTGGCCCACATTTATCACAGTGTCCCGGAGAAAGACCTTCCAAACGCTCGCCTGATTGCCGCAGCACCTGATCTGCTGGAGGCGCTTAAAAGGGTTATGCCTTTCATTGACTGTATTGCCGCAGTGACCCGTGAAGAAATCATTGAGTATGAAGCCGCAATGAAGATGGCAGATGCTGCAATCAAAAAAGCAACAGGCCAAGAATGAGATACGCTGCAAGAGTAGACGCTAACCAAGCGCAAATCGTTTCAGCACTGAGAGCCGCTGGCGCTTATGTCTGGATTATTGGCTTACCTGTTGACCTTTTGGTCGGCTACGAAAACCAGACATTTCTTGTTGAGGTTAAAGATGGCCCTAAAAAGCGTTTAACGAAGCTACAGCAAGAGTTTTTTGAAAGTTGGTGTGGTGGTATCGTTTGCCGAATTGATGGCCCTGAAGCGGCTTTACGCATGATTGGGGTTGTAAAGTGAAAGTCACCCTGCATAACGCACAACAGGCTCACACTGTCCTGAAAGATGTTTGGGCCAAGGCCAAGCCTTACTTGCTGGCTGGTAACAAGTTGGTACTGACGATTGAGCAACAAAAGCGAAGCCAAGAGCAAAACGCTTTGTTGTGGTCTGTGCTGACTGATCTGTCTAAGCAAGTGCCGTGGCATGGTGAGAAGCTGACCAAAGAAGAATACAAGGATTTGCTGACTGCTGGCCTGAAAAAGCAAAGGGCTATTCCCGGCATGGATGGTGGCTTTGTTGTTCTTGGCTCGTCAACCAGCAAGATGACTAAGGCAGAAATGTCGGACTTGATAACGCTTGCTCACGAATTTGGTGATATGCGTGGTGTTGAGTGGTCGCCTACAAGTATTGGAGAATCAAATGATGTTCCCCAAACATAACTACATCCGTAGCAAGAAACTGCTGGAGAACGCGAGGAAGATTCCTTGTATGCACTGCGGTGCTGATGATGGGACAGTCGTAGCGGCTCACACCAATTGGGGTGGCGGCAAGGGTAGAGGAATTAAAGCTGATGACAACTTGATCGCAAGTCTTTGCTTTCACTGTCATAGCCAGCTAGATCAAGGCTCGTCTATGTCAAAGACAGAACGCATGGCAATGTGGTTTGATGCTCACTACCTAACTGTTCACGCCCTAAAGGTTCGCGGTTTGTGGCCTGACGATGTGCCACTACCTAGGGGTTTCCACTAATACACAAAGCTGATTTGCCAGATCACAATTGAGGCTCATTAACCAAGGAATGATTATGAAAATCTCTCAAGTCACTGGAAACTACACCTACAAGACACTCTTGAATGGTGGTGTTGTCACTGTTGAATTTGAAATTGAAGACACCTCTGATGACTATGGCCCTGACTATCGCGTCAATTGCAATGGCATCTTTTTTGAGGGCGTAGACATTACAGATATTCTTTCCAATGAGCAGTATCAAGAACTGGTTGATGACGCACACGCCGATTGGAGAGAGTGATGCAAATACCTATTGCCATTGTTGTGTGGGCCGCAACAGTCGCTCTAGTGCTGTTATTTGCCCCCAGAACTGACCAAAGACGCATTGACTGCGAACAGGTTGAATTTCATCCTGACTACACCCCAAAGATGAAACAGCAGTGTAGAGATCGGATCAAGGTATGAGAAACGTCAGTGGATACCTGACAGACGATGGAAGATTCTTTCAAGACAAGAAAGAAGCAGAAGCCCATGAGCGATTGCTTGGTGTGAACAAGTTGATTGAACAGTTTGTCCAGATGAAGTGGTCTAAGGGCGACAGCATTGACGAGTCGTTACAGGCTTGGGAACGATACAAAGCGGAGATGGCGAAATGACTAAAGACGAAGCTCTCGACTTGGCGCGGGAAGCGCTGGAGCCTGTCTCAACTTTTGGGCGATGGGGGTCAAGAGATGTTGACACTGCAAAGGCGCAAAAAGCCCTCGCCGCCATCAAGCAAGCCCGTGCCCTCGACAAGAAGGCAGAGAACGCCAGAGAGTTGGGGCTGGACTATGAGCCAGCAGAAGTGCTTGGACACAACGGGTGGGGGTTCCCGATTAAGGCCGCAGCACCTGTGCAAGAAGACTGGGGGCCGGGGCCGCATGAATACCACAGCCTGACCGCAGCACCTGTGCAGGAGCCTGTGGCGTGGAGGTATAGGGGAATTTTTCACGAGTTTGATCCAAGCGATTGGGCTGAAGGCCCAGTAACACCCCTCTACACCACCCCACCCGCAGCACAGCGGAAATGGGTTGGGCTGACGGATGAGGAATTAAAGGCTGTAACAAGACTTGAAGGCGCAAATAGTCGCGCTCAACTTGATCTTGGGAAGGCATTTTGGGCTGGCGCACGTTGGGCAGAAGCTCAATTAAAAGAAAAGAACACATGAGGCCAGATAGCCCCTGCATAGCAGTCTGCACCACCCTTTATGACGAGATTTGCAAGGGTTGTGGACGCACCTACATGGAGGTGGCTTTGTGGAACTCTATGTCAGAGATTGAGAAAGAAGAAATCTGGCAACGGATCAACAAAGAAGCCACTTCATGGCGATACAACACATACAAAGACAGAGTGAAATGAGAAAGAAATCAAAATACAAACCCAAGGGAGTCCGTCTGGACGCTGTTAATTGGGTGATAGCAGGGATGAAGCCAATATCGAGTGTTGGTGACGCTATCCTCGTTCTGAAGGCCAAGAATCATTCAGCACTGACAGAGGTTGTCCAAGGCCGTGGAAACCGTGACCAGATAGATGTGCTGATCGGCGCACTCAATATCTGTGAGGCTTTTGCTGTTCACGGAAAAGGAAGCGATTGGCTACCAGAGATCAAAGAAGCACAAGATGCGCTTTATGACATGGCTTTAAGAGGCGTGAATACGGAGAAGTTCTTGTTCCGTGGCCCTGAGATGCAAGCCGTTAACTTGGCTATGGAAATACATGACCACAACTTGATGTTGCCACCGTAAAGGAACTTGAGGATATGACCGACTTTGTGACAAAGCAGATCATCCTCAAGAAAGCTAGACCTATTGTCAGTAAACAAGAATGTCAAAGTACGCCAGAGCAAATGCTGCCAGCGTAAAGCCAAGACCGACTGCCAAGGTAATGTCTGCGATTGTTTCTTTGTTCATGGTGAACTCCTGTTGTTGATGGCTCTATTATCAGGTTATCAACAGAAAATTCCATAGGACAAACCCTAATACACAACTAGCAAAAATTGTGATATGTTGTAAAATGCGGGTAACTGGAGAACACTATGGCTGGTTTGCTTGGTACAGAACTGGAAATCTCAATCGAGATTGAAGAAGCTGAAGAATCAAAATTTGACGAGGCTGAGAACGCCAAAACCGTCAAATACATGGAAGAAACGCAGATGTACGGGCCTAAAGACCCGAGCAAGCCTTCCAGCGATTTCTGGCGTGACCTTGCCAATTACTGGCGCATTGCCCCCGATCAAGCCAAGCGCAAGCTGTGTTCTAACTGCGAATACGGTGATGTAAGCCCCGAAACCAAAGAAATGTATGGTGACGAGGCTGTCTACTGCAAGAAATTTGAATTTGTCTGTGGCGAAGGCAAGACTTGCAAGCGTTGGGAACACGGCGAATCTGAAGGAGATTGACATGGGCACTACCAACCAAAAGCAATTTACGCCTAAAGAGGCTAAAAAGGTCGCTGAAGACGCTCGTAAGCAAGCCGAGTCCAAGGGCTGGCAATCAATGGCTTACAAGTTTTCCGCACCGAAAGGCAAGAAATGAAAGGTCTATACGCCAACATTGCTGCCAAACGCGAACGCATTGAAAAGCAAAAAGCCGCTGGCAAGACCCCTGAAAAGATGCGTAAACCCGGCTCTAAAGGCGCTCCTACTGCTGCCGCCTTCAAAGCCGCTGCCAAGACTGCCAAAAAATGATTAAGCGCGGCAAAGAGCAATTCTCTGGCTACAACAAGCCAAAGGCTACGCCAAGTCACCCGACCAAAAGCCATGCTGTACTGGCTAAATCTGGTGACGATGTAAAGCTGATTCGCTTTGGTCAACAAGGCGTAAAAGGCTCTCCAGATGGCTCTAAACGCAATGAAGCGTTCAAGGCTCGTCATGCTGAAAACATTGAAAAAGGCAAAATGAGCGCGGCTTATTGGGCTAACAAGGTTAAATGGTGAACAACATGAAGATGAACAAAAAAGGCGAAGCCAAAATGGGCAAAGTCATGGGCGAATACAAAGACAAGGAATTGCACTCTGGAAAGGGTGGCAAGGTTGTCAAAAGCCGTGACCAAGCTATTGCTATTGCTCTGAGCGAAGCCGCCAAAGCAATGGGCCGTTATAAGAAGTGAGATTGATATGGCTGATTACATTAGACAAATGCCCTATGCAAACCCTAGAGTTGGGTATGCGTCTGATTTAATTGGCGGCTTGCTTGGGTATATGAAAGACCCAAGACGCACACAACAACTTCAAGGTTTGGCTGGATTGCTTGAGAGTACAGGCATCCCAAAGACGGTAGAGCGTTTGGCATATGGTGATCCACTTACCAACATCAATCGTGCCAATGTTCCGATGCTAAAGCCTGAAACTGCCGAGGCATTGCTGACGCTTTTGCCTGTCCCTGCTGGCGCAAACAAGGCAGCAAAAGCGATTGATCCCGCTGTCCAGAAGTATGGCCCTAAGCTGGAACAAACGCTTCTGCCAGCACTTGAAGCGGCATACAACCGTGGCGGCTTGAGCCGTGAGATGGTTGAGGCTATGGGTGCTGGTACGCAAAGCAATGTTTATCGCCAATCAACGCCATTAAAACCAGACCCAACTGTCGGGACTCGATTTGAGCGAGAGTTTATGGGTGGCTTGGCAGAAAAGACCCCTCTCAAGCTGGAGGACTATCAAGGCGCAAGCGTGATGGTGATGCCTTGGGATAGCACAAGCCGTAACTACAAGATAACAGGTATTTCAGACGAATCTTTGCTTAATCCAGTGATTACTCACGGTGGGCAAGACTATGCCCGAGACTTGGCGCACATTGAGCAGGGGATTGCTGGCGCATCCAATCTTGGCATTGCAAAGCGTATCCGAGATCGTGATGCTATTGCTCGGATGGAAAACATCAACGCTGGCGGCACTGGTGAAATTCTGCATCTCCCGATCACAATGGGGCCGGGGTCTGAGAACTTCTCAGTCATGCCGACAGAAATCCTTTTGAACTTTGCAGACCGAGCAAACCTCAAAAAGTCAGAAATTAAAGAGTTTGATGACAGCATCAGAAACTTTAAGGTTGCAAAAGGCACAGGCGAAGACAGAAAGATCGTTCAGCCATTTAAAGGTTTTAAAGGCATCATGAGCGAAGAAGGCCGAGTTCAGATGTATTCTGGCGAAGGCATTGACTCAACTGCTGGAGAACTCCGCAAGGCAATTGCTGACCGCTTTTACATGAAGGGCAACCAAGAACGATTTGGCTTTAATGCGGAAGATATAAGCGCAGCACTGACAGACGAAGCCTTGCTCGGAGTCCCTAAAGGCTATGTTGGCAATACAGTCATCATGACAAGCCCAGAGGGTATGCACTTGCGCCCCTCTGCTAATCGGACATACAACACAGACTTTACTGGTCAGTATCAAGGGACATTAGGGCAAAGCATCCCGGCTGAAGTTCTTTTTGCCGAAAAGTTTGGTTTATTGTCTGACGAATTCGCTGGAAAAAAAGGCGATATTCGCAACATGGCTATCGGCGCTCTTGAAAAACGCAAAGAAGGCGTATCTCAAATCATTGATGAGCCAATGATTGAGCGTTACTACCGTTATCTGGCAGAACAAAAGCGTCAAGGATTGCTTGATTGAAGGGAAAGAAGTGCCGACTGAAGTGCGCGTATTGCATCCTCATAAAGCACAGACAAGTCTTCATCTGACAAACAAATGGCTTGTTCGTCTAATTCAATGTCAATGACATATTCTGTTGGCTTATTTATTACAATTTTCATGAATCTTTCCTTTGGAAGATCATTATGATAAAGTTTGCTAGGTAAGCAATTATCGTAAACCCTAACATTGACCAACCTACGGGAGTCAAACATGAATAAACAAACTCAAAATAGCAGAGGCCGCCCCAAGGGATCACCTAATAGGGCTACGGCTGACGTAAGGGCCGCTATAGCCGCTTTTGCAGAGGGCAATGCCCATAAGCTCCAAGATTGGCTAGATCGCGTTGCAGAGGGTTCTGAGGGCACTAAGCCTGATCCCGCTAAAGCCGCTGATTTGTATCTCAGGGCTATTGAGTACCATATCCCCAAGTTGGCTAGAACAGAAGTCACTGGTCAAGATGGTGGGCCAGTAGAGATTTCAGCCATTCAGATCAAGCTGGTCAAGCCGAATGAATCTTGAACTAGATTTCCCTGAAAAACTGGGATTTCTGTTTGAGCCTCACCGATACAAGATTCTCTATGGTGGGCGTGGCTCTGCCAAGTCTTGGTCGGTTGCTCGGGCTTTGATCGCTATTGCTGTCCAGAAGCCAACACGAATCCTTTGCGCCCGTGAGTTGCAGAACTCTATATCTGACTCTGTGATTGCTCTATTGGGCGACCAGATCAAGGCTATGGGGCTTGAGTCTTTCTTTGATGTGCAGCGTACAGCTATCTACGGAAAGAACGGCTCAGAGTTCAGCTTTGCGGGTCTAAAGCACAATGTCACCTCAATCAAGTCGTTTGAGGGTGTGGACATTTGCTGGATTGAAGAAGGCCAAGCAGTCTCTAAAGTCTCTTGGGAAACCCTGATTCCTACCATCCGTAAGCCTGATTCTGAGATATGGGTGACATTCAACCCTGACTTGGACACAGACGAGACTTACAAGCGTTTCGTGGTCAACCCTCCAGAAACAGCCAAGATCGTCAAGATGAACTGGTCTGACAATCCTTGGTTCCCCCAAGTGCTTAAAGACGAACTAGAGCATTTGAAGGCCAAGAACATTGATTCTTACCTGAATGTATGGGAAGGGCATACACGCCAGATGCTTGATGGTGCTGTGTACGCCAATGAACTGCGTAAGGCTCAAGAAGACGGGCGAATCCGTGAACTGATTATTGACAAGTCAATCCCTGTTCAGACCTTCTGGGACTTGGGATGGGCTGACATGACCTCGATTTGGTTTGTTCAGGTCATTGCTGGCGGTGAAGTCCGAGTCATTGACTTCTACCAAAACTGCCAGAAAACCATCGACCACTACGCCCAAGTGCTTCAGGACAAGGGTTACATCTACAAGGATTGGTGGTTGCCTCATGATGCGGAGAACAAGAATATGACCGGGAAATCAGTCAAAGACATTCTTGAAGGCATGGGGAAACCTATTAGGATTACGCCTAAACTGTCCGTGGCTGACGGGATTAACGCTGCCCGTACCCTGATGGGGCGGTGCTTTATTGACGAAACAAGGTGCGCTGATGGCTTGCAGAACTTGCGCCATTACCGCTACGATGTTGACCCGAACACCAAGATGTTCAGCAACAAACCTTTACACGACCAGCACAGCCATGCCGCTGATGCTTGGCGTTATGTGGCAGTAGGTCTTGATGAAAACATCGGGACTTGGGGCAAATCTATCAACGTAATTCCGAAATGGGTGGTCTAAATGTTCATGATGCGACAAGGCGATATTACTAACGCAAAACGGGTTGACGAACTGGAAAAGCGCATTGAAATGCTTGAAACTGTGGTAAAAGCGTTACAATTGCCAGAACGCCCAAAGGTCGGGCGACCAGCAAAGGTCAAAGATGAGCCAAAACCAACTTAAAGCCGCACTCCAAGCCGCCATTGATGATTCAATCGGCTTTATTGAGAGCGAAACGGTTGAACAGCGTAAGCAATCCCTGCAAGCGTACTTGCGTCAGCCTTACGGTAACGAAGTAGAGGGCAAGTCCTCAATCGTTACTGGCGAAGTTGCAGAAGCTATTGATGGTGCTTTACCCGCACTGATCCGCATCTTTACTGGCTCAGACCAGATTGTTGTTGCTGACCCTGTTGGCCCCGGCGATGAAGCTGGCGCAAAGCAAGCAACTGATTACCTGAATCACATCTTCCTGAAGGACAATCCGGGCGTGATAATCATGCACGATTGGTTCTTTGACGCTTTGTTGCAGAAGAACGGCATTGTGAAAGCTGTTTGGGAAGACAAGGAAGATGTAACTAAAGAAACCTACGAAGGTTTGTCTGATGACGAACTGGCAATGTTGTTGCAAGACAAGAGCATTGAAGTCGTTGAGCAAGACACTGTTACCAATCCTATTCTTGACCCAATGGGCAATCCTGTCTTTGACGAGATGGGCGTAGCCGCTACCTATGGTGTTCACGATGTAACCATCAAGAAGACAGAGAAGTCAGGCAAGGTCAAGATTTCCAATGTGCCTCCTGAAGAATTCCTGATTGCCAAGGCTGGTCGCACTGTCAAGGACTCCCCATTCGTTGCCCACCGCCGAATGATTACCCGTAGCGAACTGATCGCAATGGGCTTTGACGAAGACATTGTTAACAGTCTGCCAGTGGGTGATGCTCTGGCCTACACGCCTGAACGAGTGGCTCGATTCGCTCCCGGTGAACAGCCTTATGACGATCAGCCAAACGATTCTTCAATGCAAGAAGTTGAAGTCTTTGAATGCTACATTTACTACGATGCTGACGAAGACGGTATTGCAGAACTGCACCAAGTCTTTTACTCTGGCAACGACATTCTGAGTGACGAAGAAACGGACTATGTGCCTTTCTACTCTGTCTGCCCTCTGCCAATCCCACACAAGTTCTTTGGCAACTCGTTGGCTGACCGCACTGTTGACTTGCAACTGATTAAGACAACAGTTACCCGTCAGATGCTTGACAATATGTATCTGACCAACAACAGCCGAGTGACCGCTGTTGAAGGCCAAGTTAACCTTGATGACTTGCTGACCTCTACCGCTGGTGGTGTGATCCGCACAAAGTCCCAAGGCGCTGTCCAGCAATTGACTGTTCAGAACATGGCGAATCAGTCGTTCCCAATGTTGCAATACTTGGATTCTGTCCAAGCAAAGCGCACTGGCGTTACTGAGTTGTCGCAGGGTCTTGACCCCAACATCTTGCAGAACGTAACTGCCGCTGCCGTAGCCTCGATGCAACAAGCTGGCGCTGGCAAGATTGAACTGATTGCCCGTATCTTTGCTGAATCTGGTGTCAAAGAGTTGTTTGAGGGCATCATGCAATTGGTCAGCAAGTATCAGCAGAAAGAACGAACAC